ATTTTCGATGAAGCAACAATCTTCCTCCGAACTAAGCAACAACAGCAAGCTGCAATAAATGCCATCCTCGCAACACCACTCGATAAAGACAAGCCAGTCACCATCCGCATTACTGACTACAAGCGCAACCTTGACCAGAACGCAAAATTTCACGCGATGGTCGCAGATATCGCTAGGCAAGTTCAGTGGCGCGATAAATGGTTAAAACCAGAACAATGGAAGGTTTTGTTGATCAGCGGTCATGCAGTGGCAACAAAGCAGGAAGCTGATGTTTTGCCCGGCCTTGAAGGCGAATACGTCAACATTCGCGAAAGCAGCGCGCAGATGAGCGTGAAGCGTATGGCAAGTCTGATCGAGTACACAACAGCCTGGGCTATTGGTCAGGGTGTCAGATTTACCAACAGGAGGTACGAATGAGACGACAGCGACGAAGTTTCACCGACATCATCTGCGAAAACTGCAAATACCTTCCAACGAAACGCTCCAGAAATAAACGCAAGCCAATCCCAAAAGAATCTGACGTAAAAACCTTCAATTACACGGCTCACCTGTGGGATATCCGGTGGCTAAGACATCGTGCGAGGAAAACAAGGTGATTGACCCAAATCGAAGTTACGAACAAGAAAGCGTCGAGCAGGCTTTAACGTGCGCTAACTGCGGTCAGAAGCTGCATGTGCTGGAAGTTCACGTGTGTGAGTACTGCTGCGCAGAACTGATGAGCGATCCGAATAGCTCGATGCACGAGGAAGAAGACGATGGCTAAACCAGCGCGAAGACGATGTAAAAACGATGAATGTCGGGAATGGTTTCATCCTGCATTCGCTAATCAGTGGTGGTGCTCTCCAGAGTGTGGAACCAAGATAGCACTCGAACGACGAAGTAAAGAACGCGAAAAAGCGGAAAAAGCAGCAGAGAAGAAACGACGACGAGAGGAGCAGAAACAGAAAGATAAACTTAAGATTCGAAAACTCGCCTTAAAGCCCCGCAGTTACTGGATTAAACAAGCCCAACAAGCCGTAAACGCCTTCATCAGAGAAAGAGACCGCGACTTACCATGTATCTCGTGCGGAACGCTCACGTCTGCTCAGTGGGATGCCGGACATTACCGGACAACTGCTGCGGCACCTCAACTCCGATTTGATGAACGCAATATTCACAAGCAATGCGTGGTGTGCAACCAGCACAAAAGCGGAAATCTCGTTCCGTATCGCGTCGAACTGATTAATCGCATCGGGCAGGAAGCAGTAGACGAAATCGAATCAAACCATAACCGCCATCGCTGGACTGTCGAAGAGTGCAGGGCCATCAAGGCGGAGTATCAGCAGAAACTTAAAAATCTGCGAAACAGCAGAAGTGAGGCAGCATGAATATCTACGAAAGAATTGATGGCAGCAAATACCGAAATATTTGGGTAGCTGGCGACCTGCACGGATGCTACACGAACCTGATGAACAAACTGGATACGATTGGATTCGACACCAAAAAAGACCTGCTTATCTCGGTTGGCGATTTGGTTGATCGTGGTGCAGAGAACGTTGAATGCCTGGAATTAATCACATTCCCCTGGTTCAGAGCTGTACGTGGAAACCATGAGCACATGATGATTGATGGCTTATCAGAGCGTGGAAACGTCAATCACTGGCTGCTTAATGGCGGTGGCTGGTTCTTTAATCTCGATTACGACAAAGAAATTCTGGCTAAAGCTCTTGCCCATAAAGCAGAAGAACTTCCGTTAATCATCGAACTGGTGAGCAAAGATAAAAAATATGTCATCTGCCACGCCGATTATCCTTGTGACGAATACGAGTTTGGAAAGCCAGTTGATCATCAGAAGGTAATCTGGAACCGCGAACGAATCAGCAACTCACAAGACGGGATCGTGAAAGAAATCAAAGGCGCGGACACGTTCATCTTTGGTCATACGCCAGCAGTGAAACCACTCAAATTTGCCAACCAGATGTATATCGATACCGGCGCAGTGTTCTGCGGAAACCTCACATTGATTCAGGTACAGGGAGAAGGCGCATGGGCATAAGAGAACTAAACCTCACCAAAGAACAGCACGAGTGGCTGAATGGCTGGCTTGAACTGTGGGGCGCATGGGTTTATTCAGGTCGTCTGGAAAAGCGCATGAGCAGCGTAATAGCGAAGTTCATGGAGAGCGTAGAGCCGGGAAGAGTTATGACAAGGCCAATGTGTAATGATGATGATGGAATGTTGATTTCTCAGGTCGTCGATTCCGTCATGTGCATTGACAAGAAAGCCTTTGGCATCCTCCTCAGCTACTACGCTCATGGTTCATCTAAGCGAGCAATTGCATCCTACTATCACGCGACTGCAAAGCCACGCAAGATGTGTGGACGTGGTGGTGAGGGATGGAGAAAACCTTCACTGGCAACCTGTAGAAACGAAATTGACGATATCCTGAAAGCGTCATTATTTGTTTTATACCAGCCAATGCAAAATGCTTTCAAAATGCGTAAACGTGTTGAGAAAGTTAAGCATATTGCTGTTAAAAGTCTTGACATGCAATTAGCCATTTAGCCATAATTAGAAGGTAAGCTGCCGTTAGTGACTCTTAAGTTGCAACGGTGGCTTTTTTTATTTGGGTCAGTCGTATAAAGGTTATTACGGAAGGCTGTTAACCTTCTTATCGTGGTTCGAGTCCACGCTGTCCCGCCAAATATGCTGGTTTAGCTCCAATGGTAGAGCAGTCGCCTTGTAAGCGAATGGGTAGCGGTTCAAGTCCGTTAACCAGCACCATAACTGAGCCGTAGCCACTGGCTATCCTGAATTCATCAGTGATAGTTACGCTGCGGCCTTCTACACATGACCTTCGTGAAAGCGGGTGGCAAGAGGCTGCGCTAACAACCTCCTGCCGTTTTGCCCGTGCATATCGGTCACGAACAAATCTGATTACTAAACACAGTAGCCTGGATTTGTTCTATCAGTAATCGACCTTATTCCTAATTAAATAGAGCAAATCCCCTTATTGGGGGTAAGACATGAAGATGCCAGAAAAACATGACCTGTTAGCCGCCATTCTCGCGGCAAAGGAACAAGGCATCGGGGCAATCCTTGCGTTTGCAATGGCGTACCTTCGCGGCAGATATAATGGCGGTGCGTTTACAAAAACAGTAATCGACGCAACGATGTGCGCCATTATCGCCTGGTTCATTCGTGACCTTCTCGACTTCGCCGGACTAAGTAGCAATCTCGCTTATATAACGAGCGTGTTCATCGGCTACATCGGTACTGACTCGATTGGTTCGCTTATCAAACGCTTCGCTGCTAAAAAAGCCGGAGTAGAAGATGGTGGAAATCAATAATCAACGTAAGGCGTTCCTCGATATGCTGGCGTGGTCAGAGGGAACTGATAACGGACGACAGAAAACCAGAAATCATGGTTATGACGTCATTGTTGGCGGAGAGCTATTCACTGATTACTCTGATCACCCTCGCAAACTTGTCACGCTAAACCCAAAACTCAAATCAACAGCCGCCGGACGTTACCAGCTTCTTTCCCGTTGGTGGGATGCCTATCGCAAGCAGCTTGGCCTGAAAGACTTCTCTCCGAAAAGCCAGGATGCTGTTGCACTGCAGCAGATTAAGGAGCGTGGCGCTTTACCGATGATTGATCGCGGTGATATCCGTCAGGCAATCGACCGTTGCAGCAATATCTGGGCTTCACTGCCGGGCGCTGGTTATGGTCAGTTCGAGCATAAGGCTGACAGCCTGATTGCAAAATTCAAAGAAGCTGGCGGAACGGTCAGAGAGATTGAGGTATGAGCAGAGTAACCGCGATTATCTCCGCTCTGGTTATCTGCATCATCGTCTGCCTGTCATGGGCAGTTAATCATTACCGTGATAACGCCATCGCCTACAAAGAACAGCGCGATAAGGCCGCATCCATTATCGCTGACATGCAGAAGCGTCAACGTGATGTAGCAGAACTCGACGCCAGATATACAAAGGAGCTTGCTGATGCTAACGCGACTATCGAAAGTCTCCGTGATGATGTTTCTGCTGGGCGTAAGCGGCTGCAAGTCGCCGCCTCCTGTGCAAAGTCAAAGACCGGAGCCAGCGGCATGGGCGATGGAGAAAGCCCAAGACTTACAGCAGATGCTGAACTCAATTATTACCGTCTCCGAAGTGGAATCGACAGGATAACCGCGCAGGTTAACTATCTGCAGGAGTACATCAGGACGCAATGCCTGAAATAATTTTTTTGCAAATCACAAAGTCAATTTAATGAGCCTCGCGATGCGGGGCTTTTTTTATGTCCGCAGTAAACGCGCTTCACACGCGCGACTTATGAACACAGAACCTTTCAGGATGACCCTTGAGGATGCCGGTTTGGTGATCGGTGCCTTTCTGTGGGCCGGAATCCTGTGTGACAAGGTTCATCACTAAAAGGTGAGCACTGATGAATTATCCAACTATCGTTAACGGCATCGATTTCCGAGATCTGATTTTTGTGGCAAACAACGATCCGGTTACAGATTCTTTTATGGTGGCAAAAGCATTTGGAAAGCTGCCTAAGAACGTGGTTCGTGACATTGAACGAACCATAGAAGCTTGCCCTCCTGAGTTTGATACAAAGCTCAACTTTGAGCTTTGCTATAAAAACAATGAGTTACAGAATGGTAAGCCGCAAAAATTCTACCGTCTCCGCAAGGATGGGTTGATGCTTTTGGTTATGTCCTACACCAAAAAAGAAGCAATGCGTATCAAAATTGCTTACATCAACGCATTTAACTGGATGTACGCCATGCTTCAGGTTGGTCATCGTCAATTTGAAGAAGAGAGAAATGCCGTAATGCTGGAGTACATGAAAGAGAAGGATGTTGCCAGCATGTCAGGTCGCCTGCTCAATCGCTGGGGAAAAATTAAGAATCCTCAGTTAATGGCGAGAATTGAACGCCTTGAACAGCACGGGCAAACCGTAATCCCCGGACTCACCAATTAACGGCAGTACCACGAAGCAATCCAAGCCAGAAAGTGGGGAAATAACACTGGCAGCCACTGAAAGATGAACCTCCAGCCTTATGGCAAAAAAGATTCTTTGTGGTGGCGGACTGATGGAAAGACATCGGTTATTGCAGAGACCATTCAATGAGTGGTCTCGACAATGGCTTATACCCTACACGGGATAACTTAACTGATATCCCTTTTAACGGATAAACGGAGCCAACAATGGCAGAGATTATTCCCATGACTGAAGAACAGAAATTCCAGTTAGAGATTTACAAACTGGTCATGAACCAGAACGCAGCCGCAGAAGAAGCATTTCAGTTCATTGGTACTGACGAGTTGAAGCTTGAGCTATTCAAAATTCACTTCCAGTCAGGCGGCGCTAATTCAGATATCACAACCCGCACAATCGAAGCGGTACGTAAATCGAAGGAAGCGTTAGACCTGTTCACTACCGGAGCATAAACATGGCAACTCAAGGTTTCGACAACCCATCCAAATTCCGCGATGAATGGGATAAGCAAGCAGAAGGGAAATAATCAATATGGCGACTGAGAAAAAGAATGTCGGTCGCCCTTCGGATTACCTGCCGGAGGTGGCTGATGATATCTGTGCGCTGCTTGCCTCCGGGGAAAGTCTGGTTAAGGTTTGCAAGCGCCCCGGCATGCCAGCAAAGGCTACTGTATTTCGCTGGCTGTCAGAGCATGACGAATTTAGAGACAAGTACGCGAAGGCAACTGAGGCGCGAGCTGATTCTATTTTCGAAGAGATATTCGAAATTGCTGACACTGCGATTCCAGATGCTGCTGAGGTGGCAAAGGCAAGACTTCGCGTTGATACCCGCAAATGGGCGCTGGCCCGAATGAATCCCCGTAAGTATGGCGACAAGGTAACTAACGAGCTTGTCGGTAAGGACGGCGGCGCAATCCAGATTGAAACATCACCGATGAGCACTCTGTTCGGAAAATGACCTCGATTAATCCTATCTTTGAACCGTTCATTGAGGCGCATCGCTACAAAGTCGCCAAAGGCGGTCGAGGTAGCGGTAAGTCATGGGCAATTGCGAGACTGCTTGTTGAAGCGGCGCGTCGGCAGCCAGTGCGTATTCTCTGCGCTCGTGAACTGCAAAACAGTATCAGCGATTCGGTAATCCGGTTGCTTGAAGATACCATCGAGCGTGAAGGATATTCGGCTGAGTTTGAAATTCAGCGTTCAATGATTCGTCATCTCGGAACGAATGCTGAATTCATGTTCTACGGCATCAAAAACAACCCGACGAAGATTAAATCGCTCGAAGGCATTGATATCTGTTGGGTGGAAGAAGCTGAAGCGGTAACGAAGGAATCATGGGATATCCTGATACCAACCATCCGCAAGCCGTTTTCCGAAATATGGGTGAGCTTTAACCCTAAGAACATACTCGACGATACCTATCAGCGATTCGTCGTAAATCCTCCAGATGATATTTGCCTGCTGACGGTGAACTACACCGACAACCCGCACTTTCCTGAAGTTCTCCGTCTGGAGATGGAAGAGTGTAAACGCAGAAACCCGACACTGTATCGTCACATCTGGCTTGGTGAGCCAGTAAGCGCAAGTGATATGGCAATCATCAAACGTGAATGGCTTGAAGCCGCAACCGATGCGCACAAGACACTCGGATGGAAAGCGAAAGGCGCGGTTGTTTCTGCGCATGACCCATCAGATACAGGGCCAGATGCTAAAGGTTATGCATCGCGTCACGGTTCGGTTGTTAAGCGCATTGCCGAAGGTCTGCTGATGGACATCAACGAGGGTGCTGACTGGGCTACTTCGCTGGCGATTGAAGACGGCGCTGACCATTACCTGTGGGATGGTGATGGTGTTGGTGCCGGGCTACGCAGACAGACAACGGAAGCGTTCTCCGGCAAGAAAATCACCGCCACGATGTTCAAAGGCAGCGAATCGCCATTCAATGAAGATGCGCCGTATCAGGCCGGAGCATGGGCTGATGAAGTCGTACAGGGCGACAACGTTCGCACTATTGGCGATGTATTCCGCAATAAGCGAGCGCAATTCTATTACGCACTGGCTGACAGGCTGTATCTGACATATCGGGCGGTTGTCTATGGGGAGTATGCAGATCCTGACGACATGCTGAGTTTCGACAAAGAAGCGATAGGCGAGAAGATGCTGGAGAAGCTGTTTGCAGAACTGACGCAGATTCAGCGCAAATTCAATAACAACGGGAAGCTGGAGCTTATGACTAAGGTCGAAATGAAGCAGAAGCTCGGCATTCCATCTCCTAACCTGGCTGATGCGCTGATGATGTGTATGCATTGCCCGGAGTCGGCTGCGCAACCCGACTATTCCAGTTACTCAATTCCTTGTGGTGTAGGTTGATATGGCAGAAAAAAAGATGACTGACTGGCATCGCAAGGTGCTGTGCAACTTTGATAATGCCTGGTCAGCAACGCAGGATATGCGTGAGCAGATTATTGAGGCTCAACGTTTCGTACGGGTGTCCGGCGCACAGTGGGAAGGCAGCACAAACGCTGGTTACTCATTTGATGAGGGCAGGTTTGAGCATTACCCGCGCTTTGAACTGAATAAGATTGCCCGTGAATGTGATCGCATCATTGGCGAGTATCGACAGAATCGCATCAGCGTTAAATTCAGGCCGAAGGACGATAAGGCATCGGAAGCGTTGGCCGAAAAGATGAACGGCAAATTCCGCGCTGACTATCAGGAAACATCCGGTGGCGAAGCGTGTGATAACGCATTTGATGATGCTGTAACGGGCGGATTCGGTTGTTTCCGCATGTGTGCCGATTACGAAGATGAAATGGATCCGAGTAACGAGCAACGCCGTATAAGCCTTCTTCCTGTTTACGACCCAGCGACATGCGTCTTCTTCGATCAGGACAGCAAGCAATATGACCGCTCTGATGCTATGTGGGCTATGGAAATGTTCTCCATGACGCCTAAAGCGTTCGAGGCTGAATACCCTGATTCCATCGCGGCAAGTCTTTCTCGTGATGACGCTGGTACTCAGTATGACTGGTCAACGCCTGATGCCATCTATGTTGGACGCTACTACGAAGTTCGCATAGAGAAAGTGAAGCTCACAGCATGGCGTAACCCTATTAGCGGAGAAACGGCAATCTATGATGAAGAGCAAATCAAAGATGTTGTCGACGAGCTAACCGATGGCGCATTCGAACTGATTGGTGAGCGAACGGTGAAGAAACGCCGCGTTTATTGCGGCCTTCTGTCTGGCGCTGAATGGCTGGAAGAACCGAAGCGTATTCCGGGCGAACATATTCCTCTCATCCCGGTATATGGGCGTCGCTCATTTGTTGATAATCAGGAGCGAATCGAAGGCCACGCAGCAAAAGCGATGGATGCGCAGCGTCTTGAGAACCTGATGGTTTCCATGATTGCAGATAACGCTACTCAGGCTGGCGGTGATGGCATTCCTGTAGTTGATGTTGACATGATTCCTGGTCCTCTTGCCACTCATTGGGCGGAGCGCAACAAAAATCGCCCGGCGTTCCTGCCGATGGTCAGTCTGAAAAACAAAAACGGAGATATTACTGCGCAGGCTCAGGTCAGCAGTTATACGCCTCCGACACAAATGCCTCCAGCTCTTGCCGGGCTATTGCAGTACACAGGAACGGCTATTCAGAAAATTACAGGTGCGTCGCAGCTTGAGAACATGCCGAGCAACGTCGCCACCGATACCGTTGATAGCATCTTTAACCGGATGGATACGCAGTCCTATATCTACATGGACAACATGGCTAAATCCATGCGTCGCGCTGGCGTTGTGTGGCTTTCTATGGCGCGTGAGGTCTATGGCAGTGATACGCCGATGCGTATCGTTAATGAGGACGGCAGCGATGACGTGGCGCTGATGACTGGTGAAGTGGTTGACCGTCAGACAGGGCAGGTTATCGCGCTTAATGACCTTTCGCAGGGCAACTATGAAGTGACTGTCGATGTCGGTCAGTCGTTCGCTACTCGCCGTGATGCAACGGTTAAGTCGTTACTTTCCATGCTGGCACTTATCCCACCAGGAACGCCGAAGCACGACCTTGTATCGTCGATGATTCTCGACAATATGGACGGCGAAGGGATGGAAGACCTGAAAGAATACAACCGCAATCAGTTGCTTCTGTCTGGAGTTATCAAGCCGAGAACGCCAGAAGAGCAGCAAATGGTTGAGCAGGCGAAACAACAACAGGCCAGTCAGCCAGATCCGGCTATGGTTGCTGCGCAAGGTCAGCTTCTTGCTGGTCAGGCTGAATTGCAGAAAGCGCAGAACGAACAGGCAGCCATTCAGGTTAAAGCATTCCAGGCACAGACTGATGCTCAGGTTGCAGCGGCAAACGTTGTGAAAATCCTCGCATCTGCCGATAGCCAGCAGAAATCTGATATCCGCGAGGCTCTGAAACTGCTCGGGCAGTTCCAGCAACAGCAAGGAGACAATGCCCGTGCTGATGCAGAGCTTGTCCTGAAAAGTCAGGCACAGGGTCATGCGCAGCGCATGGACATCAGCAGCATCCTGCAAAAATCAACTCAGCAACAACCACAGCAGTAATTAACCCATAACGTGCAATGGCTGTCTTTATGAGGCCTGGCACCCTATTGCCTTCCGATGGGCTGAACATCGAGTAAACAGGGGTAACAAATGGACCAGATGGCAGAAAACACACCAGAAGTTGAAATCGAAACCGACGCGTCAGAGCAGATTCCTGATGATGTCGAACTGGCTGAAGAAGTCGAAACAGAAGATGGCAGTGAGTCCTCAGGAAATGATGCAGAGGAAGCTACTGACACTGATGACGACGAATCAGAACAGGAATTCTACTTTGGTGACGAAAAGCTGGATTCGCCAACCAGCGAAGATGGCGCAGAGCATGGACTGGTAAAACACCTGCGCAAGACGATTAAAGAGAAAGACCGTGAGCTGAAAGAGCTGATGCGTCAGTCTCAGAAACCCGTCGAGCAGCAGCCGGTAATCACTCAACCACCGCGAATGCCAAAACTGGATGATGAGGACATCGGTTTCGATGAAGAAATCTACCAGCAACGCATGGCTAAGTGGGCGGAGGACAACGGCAAATACCAGCAACAGGAGATGGCTCGCAAGCAGAAGGAGCAGGAGCTTCAGGCTGCCTATCAAGAGCGATTATCCAAATATCAGCAACGTGTTAAGGCTCTCAAGGTTCCTGGCTATCAGGAAGCTGAACAGGCCGTACTCGAGGAAATCCCCATCGAGACACAAAACGCGATCCTGTTTGAGTCAGAGAAGCCGGAAATCGTTGTTCTGGCACTCGGTCGCAACGCTGAACTGCGCAAGCAACTGGCAGAAGCTACCAACCCCGTAGCAATTGGTCGTCTGCTGGAACGTATCGAATCGAAGGCCAGAATCATGCCAAAAGCAAAAACCACGGCAGCCACAACCCCAACAGTTAAGGGGAGCAACGGCGCAGTAATCAACAACCTCGACAAACTGAAAGCCAAGGCGCTGGAAACTGGTGACTGGACGCCGTATTTCGCCGCTAAAAAGGCAAAAAAATAACCTATCGGAGCATTAAGCATGGCTAACCAATTAGCAAAAGACCTTGAAATCATGTTCGAAAACTACGTTGAAGGCTTTGAGGCCGCCTGCGTAGTTTCCCGTAACGCTAAAAAATTCCGTCCCGGTGATACAGCAATGCAGCGAGCAGGTGATGTTCTGTATCGTCCGCAGCATTACCACATGAACATTGAGGAAGGCCTCGACCTCAGCAGCAAAACGCCAACAGCACTGGTTCAGCGCCTTGTTCCTTCTGTGTTCAAGGAGCCGAAAAACATTCTGTACACTCTGGATGCGCGTGAAATGCGTGACCCGGAACATAAAACTGAAGCTGGTCGCGCCGCAGGTATGCGCCTTGCTGCACAGATTGACTCTGACCTGATTTCCATGGTCACGCAGCGTGCTACTAACGTGATCACAATGGCTGACTCAACCACTGGTTCACAGGGCCGTGATTTGTGGAACTGTGCGGCAGGTATTGATGCCACCATGACGGCGATTGGTGTACCACAGGGTATCAACCGCCGCTCTTTCTGGAACCCCTTCAACTACAAAGACCTTGCTGGCGAGCTTGGTCACCGTGCCTATGCTCAGGGCGCAACCCTGACAGCATACGAAAAAGCGCAGATCCCTCCGGTTGCGTCCTTCGATAGCTACAAGACCGATATTTCTGGTCGTGTTCCGAAGGGTACAGCAACTTCCATTACGCTGGCAGCAGCACCTGCGCACAAGGTTGAAGCGAAAGATGCTAACGATATGCCAGTGGATAACCGACAGGGGACCATTACGGTATCTGCTGAAGGTTTGCAGGTTGGCGATGCGTTTACCATCGCAGGGGTGAATTCCGTACACCAGATCACCAAAGATACCACCGGGCAGCCGCAGGTATTCCGCGTTCTGGCAGTTAGCGGAACGACAGTAACTATATCCCCGAAAATTCTGCCGCCTGACAACGCGGATGTCGCCAGCCGTCCATATGCAAACGTTGATGCTAACGCGGCAAATGGTGCAGCAATTATCATTCTCAACAAAAATGCCGCACCGGCTAACCTGTTCTGGGCTGATGGTTCTGTTGAACTGATGTACGGCAAACTGGCGTTCCCGACTGGTCAGGGTCCACAGGTAATGACAGCAACCACCGAGCAGGGCGCTACGCTGATCATGTCTTACGCCTTCGACCACATCAAAGGCGTAACCACTGCTCGTTTCACCACGCTGTACGGTTGCTCTGTACTTGTTCCTGAATATACGGGCATCGTTATTGCCGGGCAGTAATTTTGGTGGGGCTTCGGCCCCATTTTTATTGGGAGAAGACAATGGCACGAACAATGCTCTATAAGCCGGGCAACATGATCACCTGTGGTCAGTTTGCTGTCGATTACATCATTGTTGATGACGAAGAAGTTAAATCTCACCTGAAAAAAGGCTGGGTAAAAACTCCTGAAGAAACCGCAACGAAGCAAAAAGTGGCTAAGGCGGAAGAAGATGGCGAAAACGAAGGGTGATCTCGTTCTTAAGGCTTTACGAAAAGCCGGGCTGTATTCCAATGCCACGTTGACAGATGCCGACCCTCAGGCAATTGAAGATGCCATTAATGACCTCGAAGACATGATGGCAGCATGGCAGGCGAAAGGTATCGAGCTTGGATATCAGTTTGCTGATACAGAAAACGGCATCATGCCGTTACCTGACGATGATTCAGGTATCCCTGCATGGGCAAATGATGGCGTCGCTTTGAAGCTCGCTGTGCAGGTGTGCATGGATAACGTCATTCAGCCGTCGGATGCTCTCCTGACCGCTGCTGACAGTGCATATCAGACAATCTGTATCGCTTTAACCAAAATACCACCACTTGAGCGACGAAATGACATGCCTCGCGGTAGTGGTAACAAAAGCGCGTTTACGTGGAATCGGTTTTACATCGAGAAAGATGATTCGAGTACGTGAGGTGAATAAATGCCGATTCAGCAACTTCCGCTTATGAAAGGTGTCGGCAAAGACTTTCGAAACGCCGACTATATCGACTATCTGCCAGTGAATATGTTGGCTACACCCAAAGAAATCCTTAACAGCAGCGGATATCTTCGCTCATTCCCGGGCATTGCCAAACGTTCTGATGTGAACGGTGCATCTCGCGGAGTCGAGTACAACATGGCGCAGAATGCTGTTTATCGCGTATGTGGTGGCAAGCTGTACAAAGGAGAAAGCGAGGTCGGTGATGTTGCCGGAAGTGGTCGCGTATCAATGGCGCATGGTCGAACATCTCAGGCGGTAGGCGTTAATGGTCAACTGGTCGAGTATCGCTATGATGGTACGGTTAAAACCGTCTCAAACTGGCCTACAGACAGCGGATTCACGCAGTATGAGTTAGGCTCAGTCCGCGATATTACGCGCTTACGTGGGCGTTATGCGTGGTCAAAAGACGGTACTGATTCATGGTTTATCACTGACCTTGAAGATGAATCGCATCCTGACCGCTACAGTGCACAATATCGTGCCGAGTCTCAGCCTGACGGAATCATCGGCATCGCAACATGGCGAGACTTCATCGTCTGCTTTGGTTCATCGACGATTGAATATTTCTCCCTGACTGGCGCAACCACTGTTGGTGCCGCTTTGTATGTCGCACAGCCATCGCTGATGGTGCAAAAAGGAATAGCCGGAACCTACTGCAAAACGCCGTTTGCTGATTCTTATGCGTTCATCAGCAATCCTGCAACAGGTGCGCCGTCTGTGTACATCATCGGATCCGGTCAGGTGTCACCAATCGCCAGCGCGAGCATTGAGAAAATCCTCCGCTCCTACACTGCTGATGAACTGGCTGATGGTGTGATGGAATCGCTGCGATTTGATGCTCATGAGTTGCTGATTATCCACCTTCCGCGCCATGTTCTCGTGTACGACGCATCTTCAAGCGCCAATGGTCCGCAATGGTGTGTGTTGAAAACTGGCTTGTATGACGATGTGTACCGCGCTATCGACTTCATTTACGAAGGCAATCAGATAACGTGCGGCGATAAGCTGGAATCCGTGACCGGGAAATTGCAGTTCGATATCAGCAGCCAGTACGACAAGCAGCAGGAACACCTGCTGTTTACTCCGTTGTTCAAAGCGGATAACGCCAGAGTTTTCGACCTTGAAGTTGAATCGTCAACTGGAGTTGCGCAGTATGCTGACCGCCTTTTTCTCTCTGCAACCACTGACGGCATCAATTACGGCCGTGAGCAGATGATTGAGCAGAATGAACCGTTCGTTTACGACAAGCGTGTTTTGTGGAAGCGAGTAGGGCGCATCAGGAAAAATGTCGGCTTCAAATTGCGCGTTATCACGAAGTCACCTGTCACTCTGTCTGGTTGCCAGATAAGGATTGAGTAATGGCTGATTCGAATCTCAATGAGCCGGTAACAATTCAGGCTACACGACTCGATACATCAATCCTTCCACGCAATATATTCAGCCAGTCTTACCTGCTGTATGTCATTAATCAGGGGGCTGATGTCGGCGCAATTGCCGGGAAGGCAAATCAGGCTGGTCAGGGCGCTTACGATGCTCAGGTGAAAAACGATGAACAGGACGTCGAACTGGCAGATCACGATTCAAGAATCACCGCAAACACAAAAGCGATAAATCTCCTTGAGGTCAGGTTAACAACTGCCGAAGGGAAGATAGTCGTACTGCGTAGCGATGTTGATTACTTGCTGGATGAGGTTATCGATATTCAGGCGCATCTGGTCACTGTTGACCAAAGACTGGATGACGTAGAAAGCGATGTATCTGACATTAAGAGTGATTACGTATCGAAAACCGTAACCGAATCGCAGTCTCTTGCGTCACCGCTGGATGTAAAAACATCATATTCAGTTGATGGAATTCAGGTTGTTGGAGCAAGAAATACCGGATGGACTGCAGCCACAGGTACACCTCTTCTTGGCTCATTCAACGCTAACCAGTCATACACGGTCGGCACTACGTACACACAATCCGAAGTCGCGGCTCTCGCTACAGGTTTGCAGCAGTCGCGGCAGCGTATTCTGGCGCTTGAAACAGCACTTAGATTACATGGGCTGATTGACTGATGATTACATTCAAACCAACGCGAAACATCGACCTGATAGAAGCAGTCGGAAATCACCCTGACATTATTGCCGGAAGCAACAACGGTGATGGATACGACTACAAACCTGAATGCCGTTACTTTGAGGTGAACGTGCACGGGCAGTTCGGCGGAATTGTTTACTATCAGGAGATTCAGCCGCTGACCTTTGATTGCCACGCCATGTACCTGCCAGAGATTCGCGGATTCAGCAAGGAAATAGGGCTGGCGTTCTGGCGATACATTCTGACTAACACCGCCGTTCAGTGCGTCACATCGTTCGCTGCGCGCAAATTCCGCCACGGTCAGATGTACTGCGCAATGATTGGCCTTAAGCGTGTAGGAACCATCAAGAAATACTTCAAAGGCGTGGATGACGTGACGTTTTACAGCGCCACACGCGAAGAACTAATCGACTTCCTGAATCACGGGAGATAGCCATGTTATATGCATTTAAGCTGGGCAGAAAACTGCGCAGCGAGGAACCTTATTGCCCTGAAAAAGGCGGGAAAGGTGGCAGTTCTGATAAAAGCGCAAAGTATGCAGCAGAAGCCCAGAAGTATGCCGCAGACCTGCAAAATCAGCAGTGGCAGACGATCATGAAAAACCTTGCTCCGTTCACGCCGCTTGCGGAGCAGTATGTTAACCAGCTTCAGAATCTTTCCAGTTTAGAAGGTCAGGGGCAGGCACTTAATCAGTATTACAATTCTCAGCAGTATAAAGACCTTGCAGGTCAGGCGCGTTACCAGAGTCTTGCTGCTGCGGAGGCGACGGGGGGACTTGGCTCGACAGCCACAAGCAATCAACTGGCCACGATTGCCCCGACTCTAGGTCAGTCGTGGTTATCAAACCAGATGAGCAACTACAACAATCTGGCAAACATTGGCCTTGGTGCGTTGCAAGGTCAGGCAAACGCTGGGCAGACATACGCCAACAACATGAGCAGCATTGCACAGCAAAGCGCAGCACTTGCCGCTGCTAATGCCAATAAACCATCAGGTCTTCAGACAGCAATTAGCGGCGGAGCTTCAGGAGCTATGACTGGTGCCGCTCTTGGTTCTATTGTTCCCGGTCTTGGTACTGGATTAGGCGCCGCAATCGGTGGCGGACTTGGCCTGCTTGGCTCGTTGTTTTAAGGGGTAATCATGGCTACTTGGCAAGGAACAAACGGCGGATTGTTGGCTGGTATCGGTGGTGTCAACTCAAACGCTCCTAGCGTAAATGACATCGGCAATACGCTTCAGCTTATCAGGCAGAACAATGATATTGAGCGTTCAGGCGCTAACAATGTTGGGCTGACTGCTTTGCAAGGTCTTTCTGGTATTGCTGGTGTTTTTCAGCAGGAAAAGCAGGCTCAGCGGCAGAAAGAATTTCAGCAGGCGTACGCTAATGCTTATGCGTCTGGTGATCGCGGTGCTTTGCGTCAGTTGTCTACTCAATATCCAGACCAGATTGAATCTGTTCGTAAAGGCATGGGATTCATTGATGAAGACCAGCGCAATTCTATCGGCACCTTAGCGGCTGGCGCTCGTCTTGCAGCATCGTCTCCAGAAGCAATGCAATCATGGCTGCAAAACAACGCCAAGGAACTGACTCGCGTCGGTGTTGACCCTAATAACGTTGCTCAGATGTATCAGCAGAATCCTTCAGGATTTGGTGAGTTTGTTGATCACCTTGGGATGGCTGCTCTTGGTCCGATTGATTACTTCAATGTTCAGGACAAGATGGCTGGTCGTGAGATTGACCGAGGTAGGCTGACAGAGACAATCCGCAGCAATCAGGCTGGCGAGGCACTAACAGCACGAGGTCAGGACATCCAGATACGTGGCCAGAACATCAGCGCACAGAATGCTGCTCTTTCCCGCGAAATACAAAGAGCAGAATTACAAGAAAAGGCTCTGGACAGACAGATAGCCAGAGAAAGCAATCAGTTAAAGCTTGAAGAGCTAAAGCAGAAACAGGCAGATGTTCGGCAAAAGGCTGAAATAGCTCGTGCTGACAGGCAGGCCGCCGCTCAGGGCGCTGTTGATACGTTCAGCACTGCGCTTGATTCTCTCAACGAGATAGAGCAAAGCCCTGGACTTTCAAAAGCAGTTGGTATTCGCTCAGCGTTTCCGACAGTTCCTGGATCTGATGCGGCTAACTTTGAAGCAAGACTCGACACCTTTAAAGCTCAAACTTTCCTCCCTATGGTGCAGTCCCTGAAGGGGATGGGGGCTCTTTCAGATGCTGAGGGTAAAAAATTATCCGATGCGGTTGGTGCTCTAAGTCCCAAAATGAGTGAAAAGGCTTTTCGTGACTCTATCGGAAAGATTCGAAATCAGCTTGAAAGCAAGTTGAGCACTGTTAAAAAACAGTTTGATTACCAGGAGCCGGTGCAGAATACGCCAGGACAACAATCTCCTACTGGCAGTAACTTTTCTTCACTATGGGGTGATTAATGGCTAAAGCATGGAAAGATGTTATCGCCTCTCCACAGTATCAGGCGTTAGCACCAGAACAAAAAGCGCAGGCTCAGGAGCAATACTTCAATGAAGTCGTGGCCCCGCAAGCCGGAGAAAATGCAGAGCAGGCTAAGCAAGCTTTCTATGCTGCCTATCCATTGCCATCTGTGCAGTCAGTGGAGACACAGCAACCAGTAGCACAGCAACAACCACAGCAAAGTGGATTTATGTCTGATCTTGGCGAAGCAGTAAAAGAGACTGGTCGCGGACTGGTGCAGGCTGGCGTGAACGTGGCAAACATACCTGCATCAGTTGCCGATGCTGTAACAAGCGCGGCGGCATGGGCTGGCGGTAAACTCGGCATTGGTGATGGAACATATCAACCAGCGCCACGAGTAACAACGCAGGGATTAGAGCAGGACTTTGGCCTTCAGCAAGGTGCGCTGACTCCACAAACGACAGAGGGCAGGGTATTTGCTGAAGCATTGCCGTACCTCACTCCTGCCGGCGTTGAGAGAGCGGCAACACAGGCACCAACACTTGCTGGTCGAATTGCTCAGGGGGCAACTCGCCTTCTAGCAGAAAACGCAGTTGGATCACTTGCTGCAAATAGTGCGAAAGATGATGCGGAAGCACTAGCCACCGACTTAGGCGTTGGCGTTCTGGCTGGCGGAGCTATTAACGCTGCCGGACGTGGATTAGGTGCTGCTTATCGTGGCGTTCGAGGTGCTATTGCGCCAGAAGCACTGCAGGCTATCAGATTTGCAGAGCGTGAAGGAGTGCCTCTGCACACCACGGACCTGTTACAACCTACTTCCCGCGTCGGAAAAATGGCGCAGACTACAGCAGAAAATATCCCTCTGGCTGGCACAAGCGGAATGAGAGCAACGCAACAGGAAGCGAGAAGCCAGTTGGTTCAGAGATTTGCTGATAAATTCGGTGAGTATGAGCCATCGGTTGTTATTGACAGCCTCAAAGCGAAAACATCAGGAATTCGTCGTGCCGCAGGCAATCGACTTGAACAGGTTCAGAATGCTATGGCAGGAGTAAACATTCATCCTGTACGAGCAATTCAGCAGATTGATACTGAGATATCTAACCTGCAGAAACTTGGTAAGGTCGCTGATAACGAGACGATTTCAAAACTTCAGTCATATCGTGATGAGCTTGTTCGCAATGCCGGCCCTGATGGTCCGGTTAATCTTGATTTGAAGCAATTAAGCGATCTGCGCAGCCAGTTCAGAATGGACGTGAAGGGTGAGCGACCTGTGTTACCAAACCGTTCCGATGCCGCCATTCAGCGCGTTTACAAGGCTATGACTGACGATATCAATGGTGCCATTGGTCAGAATCTTGGCAACGATACTCTCCGTAAATATCAGCAGGCCAATGCCGTCTACGCTGACGAAGCGGCGAAACTAAAGAATACCAGGCTGAAGAATGTTCTCATGAAAGGCGACCTGACGCCGGAAGTTGTCAACAACATGCTATTCAGCAAGAACAAATCGGAAATTAAGACGCTGTATAACTCAGTTGGTCGTGTTGGCAGGGCGCAAATGCGCAATGGCATCATTGCCAAGGCAATGGAGAAATCAGGCGGTTCCCCTGACCAGTTCCTTCGACAGCTTAACATCCTGCAAAACCAGACTGGCATCACATTTAAGGGTCAGGACGCTGCTTATCTGAAAGGATTGAAAAACTACCTTCAGTCCACTCAGCAGGCAGCAAAAGCGGCAGTAACAACACCCACAGGGCAGCAAACCATCCCGTTCATTATTGGATATGGGACGGCAATGAACCCGGCGACAACTGGCGCAGCAGTAAGCTACGGACTTCTTACTCGCGCCTATGAGAGCGAGCCATTCAGAAATGCAATGCTCCGAATGGCAAACACCCCACGCGGATCAACAGCGTTTGAGAAAGCCATGCAGCAGGCACAAAAGGCAATTAACGCCCTGACGCAGGGTGCGAAGTCTGATTCGTTGTCAGAATAGCTTTGCAAACACCAGGAATGTGCAAAAACCAAATATATAGAACGCAATATTCAACAGATCTTTTTGCATAGACTCATCTCATAGTTAACAAATCATAACTGACATTAATGCAATGCCGGGCAAGTTGCATCTTGTTCCGCATTGCTACGTCTGGAGAAAATTAAATGACAGACATTACAGCCAATGTTGTAGTGAGTATGCCTTCGCAACTCTTCACTATGGCGCGTTCTTTTAAAGCCGTAGCCAATGGCAAAATTTATATCGGCAAAATTGACACTGACCCTGTAAATCCTGAAAACCAGATCCCTGTATATCTGGAACGAGAAGATGGTAAACATGTTCAGGTAGCACAGCCAATTGTTATTAACGCAGCAGGATTCCCAGTATATAACGGGAAGATTGCCAAATTCGTAACTGTGCAAGGCCATTCTATGGCTGTTTATGACGCGTATGGTGCACAGCAGTTCTATTTTCCTAATGTGCTGAAGTATGATCCTGATCAGCTACGGCAGCAATTAGAAGACCCAGATGGAGCGAATAAATACCCAAAACTTCAGATAGCAAGATGGAGAGACAGTTATGATCTAAGAGGTTGGGGGGCTATTGGTGATGGTGTTCATGATGACACATCAGCTCTATCAGAATTACTTTCTGTTGCAACAGGTGGTGAAAAGATAGATGGGCGAGGGCTTACTTTTAAAGTGTCAACTCTTCCGGATGTCAGTCGATTTAAAAATGCTCGTTTTTTATTTGAGAGAATACCGGGTCAGCCTCTTTTTTATGCTTCTGAAGATTTTATCCAGGGAGAGTTGTTTAAAATTACAGATACACCGTGGTACAACGCCTGGACGCAGGATAAGACGTTTGTATATGACAATGTCATCTATGCGCCTTTTATGGCTGGAGACCGCCATGGTGTAAATAACCTCCATGTTGCATGGGTTCGCTCAGGAGATGACGGGAAGACCTGGACAACGCCGGAATGGCTTACAGATTTACATGAAAACTATCCCACAGTTAACTATCACTGCATGAGTATGGGGGTTGTCAGAAATCGCCTTTTTGCTGTAATTGAGACGCGGACCGTGAGCGGAAATCAACTGCAGGTTGCAGAGTTGTGGGATCGCCCAATGAGTCGCAGCCTTCGCGTTTATGGTGGTATAACGAAAGCAGCAAATCAGCAAGTCGCTTATATTCGCATTACTGATCACGGATTATTTGCTGGTGATTTTGTCAACTTCTCAAACTCAGGTGTTACAGGTGTTACCGGGAATATGACGGTGACTACTGTTATTGATAAAAATACTTTTACAGTTACGACGCAAAATACCCAGGATGTGGATCAGAATAACGAGGGTAGATACTGGAGTTTTGGTACATCATTTCACTCGTCACCATGGAGAAAAACCCGTCTTGGAACTATTCCTTCTTTTGTTGACGGAAGCACTCCTGTTACTGAGATTCACAGTTTTGCGACGATTAGCGATAACAGTTTTGCTGTTGGCTACCATAATGGTGATATTGGGCCACGCGAGCTTGGGATACTCTATTTCTCTGATGCTTTCGGTTCTCCTGGTAGCTTTGTTCGCAGACGCATACCTGCAGAATATGAGGCGAATGCATCTGAGCCATGTGTAAAATATTATGATGGCATTCTGTATCTGACGACCAGGGGAACATTAAGTACTCAACCCGGTAGTTCATTACACAGAAGCTCTGATTTAGGTGCATCATGGAATTCTCTTCGCTTCCCAAATAATGTTCATCACTCAAACCTTCCTTTTGCCAAAGTTGGCGATGAGCTGATTATTTTTGGCAGTGAGCGCGCATTTGGTGAGTGGGAAGGAGGAGAACCTGATAACCGTTATGCAGGAAATTATCCAAGAACATTTATGACCAGAGTTAACGTCAATGAGTGGAGTCTGGATAATGTAGAGTGGGTTAATGTTACTGATCAGATTTATCAGGGCGGAATAGTTAACTCTGCGGTTGGTGTTGGTTCAGTTTGTATCAAAGACAACTGGCTGTACTACATTTTCGGTGGGGAAGACTTTCTAAACCCATGGAGCATAGGGGATAACAACAGAAAATATCCTTATGTTCACGATGGTCACCCGGCTGATTTGTATTGTTTCAGGGTGAAAATTAAACAGGAAGAATTTGTTTCAAGGGATTTTGTCTACGGAGCCACTCCTAACAGAACGCTTCCTACTTTTATGTCGACGTCAGGCGTGAGGACGGTCCCTGTACCCGTTGATTTCACAGATGATGTTGCCGTCCAGTCACTGACTGTCCATGCAGGTACATCAGGACAAGTTCGCGCGGAAGTCAAACTTGAGGGTAATTACGCCATTATTGCGAAGAAAGTACCGTCTGATGATGTTACCGCTCAGAGATTAATCGTTAGCGGCGGTGAAACAACGTCTTCAGCAGATGGTGCAATGATAACGTTGCATGGTTCCGGAAGCAGTACTCCACGTCGCGCGGTATATAACGCACTCGAACATCTTTTTGAGAACGGAGATGTTAAACCTTATCTTGATAATGTAAATGCTCTTGGTGGTCCGGGAAACAGGTTCTCGACAGTTTATCTTGGCTCCAACCCTGTAGTTACCAGTGACGGAACATTAAAGACAGAGCCGGTCTCTCCTGATGAAGCATTGCTGGATGCCTGGGGTGACGTCAGGTATATCGCTTATAAATGGCTGAACGCTGTCGCTATAAAGGGGGAAGAAGGGGCGAGGATACATCATGGTGTAATCGCGCAGCAACTTCGTGATGTTCTTATTTCTCACGGACTCATGGAAGAAGAAAGCACAACATGCCGCTATGCCTTTCTTTGTTATGACGATTATCCCGCAGTATATGATGACGTCATTACTGGCCAAAGGGAAATGCCGCTGACTGATAATGACGGGAGCATCATTGTTGATGAGGATGATAATCTAGTGATGGTAATGGAAGACATCATTGAGCGCGTTGAAATAACGCCAGCAGGATCTAGATGGGGGGGCAGACCTGATCTCTTATTCTATATCGAGGCAGCATGGCAGCGCAGAGAAATAGAAAGAATAAAAGCTAGGTTAGACTTAATAGAAGGGAAGCACTAA